TCCACGCGCCCGTGATGGGCGCGACATGTTCCTCCGCCAAACTCCGCCATTGTTGAGGTGTTTCAATCCACGCGCCCGTGATGGGCGCGACGAGTCAACGCCACCGAACACCGATGCATAGCCCTCAAAGGTGCCCGCATCGCCTGTCATTTTCAGAGCAACATCACTGAGCGACAGTGTTTTGCGAAGAAGCTGCATTACCGGCTCCAGGTTGCCTGCCCAGCATCCCGATGGGCAGAAGGTTTGATTGAACTGTCAGCACGTCGCCACCAGGCAAGGGCTCGTCGTTTTCCAGCTGTCGGACTTGGTTGCGCGTCTTCAGGCCGTTTTGCACTTGCTTGGCGTAGATCTCGACGCGATCTTTCAGACTGGCACGCAACAGAGCGTCGTGGTTCAACTCGGCAGTCAGGCGGGCACGCTGCTTGGGGGTCATCACCCGCTTGCGCACCGCCTGATTGATGGAAACCAGCAAAGGCCCAACTGACACTTTGTGCCAGCCATCCACAATCTGCTCAATGGCCGAACCCCAGGTGGTCACGTTGCTGTGATGAACCAGCACTGGCGGCACGTCAAACCAGCGGCAAATCTCTTCGGTGCTGAATCGGCGTGTATCCATCAGTTGGATGTCTTCAGGCGACATCGTCAACTGTTGGTACTTGAACTGGGCCTCCAGAACAAACAACCGGGCCATGGGGCCGTTTGCCATTTCAGCAAACCGCTCACGCACCTTCTCGCGTTGATCAGGCTTGAGGACACTGTCGGTCATCAAGACGCCGCTTGGCTTGCCGCCGTTGGCAAAAGTCTTGGTGGCGTGCGCCTGGGCCCGTGCAGCTTCCGTGGTCGTCGCACGCATGTATTCAAGGCGCGGCAGGCCAACGGTGCCATTGCCAAGGTCTTTGAGGTGCAAGACATTGGCCTCGGCCAGCACCGCCACATCGTTACCGATGCGGTACTCGTAGACCATGGCGCCGTCTTCCAGCAAAACAGGCTTGACCTGATCGGCTGGCATCGGCCACAGCGCAATGGCCTCACCCAACAACTCACCACCCATTGGATCAGCCCGCTCGATCCGAGCGTAGGCGTTGCCACGTAGGTCGTGGTTGAGCATCATGGCGACCCAGAACTCATAGGGCGTCATGCGGGCGTTGGGTGACTCATGCAACAGCTGGTACAGCCTGTCCTCACGAGCCAGCGTTCGCTGACCTGCCGTGTCGGTACGGTACACAAAGAACGGCAGGGACGCGATCACCTTTGCGCGGCGATCAACGCAAGCCCACACCGTCGCCAGCTGCATGGCCGTGTCGACATTCAGCGTGCTGGTGTCTTCGACAAGCGATCCGACCGGCGCCGCATTCTGGGCGCCTACGGAATGCCCCAATGCGCGGCCACCCCATCCGAACCAGCTAGTGACAATGGAGCGAATCGAGGCCATCAAGAAACCAAGGGTGAGTTAAGGAAATCGTCAACTGACCCAGCGTTGGGATCATTCACAACCGCACGGCTCATTGCCATCACAGTTGCCACAATCCCATCGATGCGACCGTTGAGCTTTGACCGCTTTTTGTCGGGGCGGAAGTTCCCGTTGCTGTCAAACAGCAGCGCCACGTTCTGGGCGCAGTAACGCAAAACCGGATTGCCGCCGTGCTGAATTCGTTGGCTGTAGACCAACTCCTCCAGCCTCTTTGAGCCGGGGTACATGCCGCCCGTGTTTTGCGGCACCTCGACCAATGGCACATCCAGGTCGATCAACTCGTTTGCCAGCTGCTGCGCGTTCCACCGGTCAAAGCCAAGCTCGACCAGGTCAAACTCACGCATCACCTCAAGGATCTTTTCCTTGACCGGCTTGTAATCCGTCACGTTGCCGTCAGTCGCGCTCAGCCATCCGTCTGCAGCCCAGCGCTTGTAGGGCGCCGCGTCGTCAGCCTCTTGGGCGTCGATCTTTGACTGGGGGCACCAGTGCCACACCAACACAACCCACGGCTCGTCGTCAGACTCAGGCGGGAACACCAAAGACAGCGCGGTCAGATCTCGCGTGCTGGCCAAGTCAAGCCCGCCGAAGCAGCGCCGCCCCTTGAGCATGTCGGGCATGAACTTCTTGCGGCCGCCCTTGTCCCAAACAGCGATGTCAAACCAGCCTTCGGCTGAGTTGCACCAGATGTTCAAGTCCTTGGTCTTGAAGTTAGCCAAGGCCGATGGCAGCGCGGCAGCCTTGCGGGCCTGCGTACGCATGTAGTTCAGCGTCTTGGACAGCCCCAACCCAGGGTTGGACTTGACCCAAACTCGCTCATCGAGCGGGTCGTCGTCTGCGTCCAGGGTGTAGACGTACCCAAAGAAGCTGTCGTCCTCACGGCTACCTTCCAGCACGCTGATGAGGTAGTTGCGTACCTCCATGCAGATGCCGTCCAGGATGAACCCGGCCGTCGTGATGGCTGACATCAATGGCTGCGAGCGGGCACCCAGCGCCGACTCCATCACGTCCCAAACGTCACGCGACTTTTGCGCATGCAGCTCGTCAAACATGATGGCCGACGGGTTCAGGCCGTCCAGGTTGTCAGCATTGGCCGGAATAGGCGCGAACACCGAAGTGTCCATCGTGACCTTTTCCTGGTTCAGGCCTTCGTAGACCTTGAACGACCGTTGCGCCCCAGGTGAGCGACGGCACCAGCGCTTGATGTTGTCAAACGCAGGCTTGAACACCGTCATGGCCTGGGCACGTGTCGTCGCAACCGCGTAGACCTCCGCACCGATTTCGCCATCCATCATCCACAGGTAGGCGCCTTGCGGCCCCTTCCACGTGGACTTGCCATTCTTGCGGGCCACTTCTTCGTAGGCCCGCGTGAACCGCCTCAGGCCGGTATCAGCCCAGCGCCATCCGAACAGCACCGCCGTCCAGAACTTCTGCCAAGGGTCCAGCTTCAGCGGCTGGCCTGCCAACGGGCCCTTGCTGTGAACGAAGAATCGTTCGATGTACTGGATGACATGCCAGCCGTGCTCAGGCACGAACTTCAAGCCGCGAAGGTAGCCGACCTCCAAATCCTCGTAGTGCCGCAGCACCGCCAGGTACACAAGCCGGCCGACAACGATCTGACCACGCAGAACAGGCAGCCCGTAGGCCGCATCCCACTCCTGCGGGTCAGCAGGCATCAGTGCTGCAAGCCTGGCTTTGGAGAGCTTTGGCCGTGACCGACCAGGTCTGCGAAGAGATCGTCCTGGCCGCCTTGGGCGCCGGTGTCCTTTCTCACCCTCACGAATGACGGGATCGTCAAGCACGCTTTCGGCAGCCATTGGCCCAACTCCATCTTGAGGCGCTTTTCGTCATCCGCCCAAGGCAGTGGAGATTCCCATCCTGACTTGGCGGTTTGCGTCCGCCCCTTTTCTTCACAGAGCCGTGAGGCTTCAAGCCACTGGCTGTAGGTTCTAACGATCACGGCGATGGGCATGCCCGCCGTCATGTGCTCGATGCCAGAAGCCCGAAGCGTCTCGCAGATGTATTCGTAGATCTGAAGTTCCGCGTCGGTGAATTTCATCCCGGGCGGCACAGAAGGCGATTGCACATCGAGCCCAGCTCGTTGTTGCGCGCCAGGCGCGACGCCAAATGGATTCGCGTCGTCGGCCATATCAATTTCAGGTCTCAACCCCCAGGGGGGTAGTTTTTGCCTGCCATAAAACTCAAGTTAAGGGCTCGGTCCTGGCTGGGTGGCCTCTGGACTTTTTCACCCCCTACCCCTCTCTCGGGCAGTCTTCGCGTCATGGCACGGCTTGCAGATCGACTGCAGGTTCGCATCGTCGTCCGTGCCGCCGCTTGCCTTGTTGATGATGTGGTCGACCTGGGTTGCAGGCGTGATCAGGTCACGCTTGAGGCAGGGCTGACACAGACCACCATCACGCTTGAGGATGCGCTTGCGGATCTTGTCCCACGCCGAACCGTAGCCACGCTCATGGCGAGTACCACGGTCACGATCTGCAAACGATCCTTGCACGAACTTGTGCTTGTCGCACCGGCTCGTTCCATCACGAACCAAGGTGCCGCACACAGTGCAAGGCTTCGGGGCAGCAGTAGGCATGGGCAGGGAAAAGAAAAAGCCCCGGGTGACAAATCAGCCGGGGCACTGCGCATCAGTGGAGAGAGACGTAACTGGCGCGCAGTATGAATGAAATGTACCTACTTTGTTAAAGGTGGAAAACTCCCCCATGATCTTGGCAGCTGCTCAGACACAGGCCCTACACGCTCAGTCAGCCACACCTGGGCCAGCTTCCCGTGGGCTGCATCAATGCGTTGACACAGAGTGGCGGATGAGATTCCCAGCCTGCGACGAGTGCGGCCCGAGTCTTGCAGGTAGTACATCGCGCATGTCTCAGCAAGAGGCGCGGGCAGAGCCTTGATGGCCTCCTCAGTTCGCCAACACTCTTCCTCATTAATAGGCACCAACGCCTCACGCTGCACAACACCATCGACTGGCATATCACGCCACATCGGATGCGTTTTTGCGCCACCAGCGCGCCGACCGTGAGCAACCCAATCCGCCCACCGCTCCAGACGGTGATGAACCCATTCAATTTTTGCCACGCTCTCACTCCTTTGGCTGGCGAATGACGGCGCCAGCACCGCCGACCATGAAACACAACCTAACTTGCTCGTTCAATGCGGCATCCAAAGTGAATGGCGTCCCTACGATATGCCCGCCTTCGACCGCGTAGAACTGATCAGGCTCACCCCTCTGGGCCGCAGCGATTCGGGCTTTGACCCATTCGCTACCCAACTGATGACGCATTCGGTCCACCATTTCTGCAACCTTTGGCATCTCTGTTCTCAAACTGCTCATCGTTCTGTCCTTCTGTCTTTTGCTTTTTCACTGAGACATCAATCTGCACAAGGACTCAGGCGCCCGTGCCCAGGTGTGTGCGTCACACCCGCCTAAGAACCACAAAGACACTCAACAACGCGCACGCAAGGCTCCGCCCTGACATCCCTTTTCTGGTTTTTGCCAGATTGAGGAATCAATCAAAACCACGTGGACACGTGGACAGAAGGACAGTACGGAGCCCAGCGATAGGCGCGCTGGACGCCATTACCTACACGGCAGCCGCCACATGGACTGCTGTGACCTTTTCCGCCGTGCTCGGCGATCTCTGGTCAAAGCGGGCAGTCATCCATGGCCCTCTCTTGTTGCTGGCTCTGCACTTGAGCCGGTTTGACGCCTTTTGGGCGCTTGAATACGTTGGTTCGCTCAACGCCACCCTTGGCAGATGATTTGCCCGGCGTCCAACCCAGCTTCCTCAGCACTGCATTGGCCTGTTTGACCAACTGCGGTGAGGTCACCTGCTTTTCGATACCGATACCAATCCTGCTTAACAGGTCAGTCGTCGCGATCTCACCAATCAACGCACCGTTGAGCTGGCCATGCGGCACCTGCTGATTCTCGTCATACAAGAACGTGATCACACGCGACTCAATCGGCCCTTCAACCGTCCGCTCGGACTGCTGAGGGTCGAACAACTCGCGCTGCTCATCGGCTGTTGGGTGGAAACGATGCCCGTCATCCAGGGCTTGCAGCGCTTCAGCAAACAACTGATCCCTGTTGGCCCGCACCCATTCAACATCAATTGGCGCACCAACACGCACCGGCCAAAAGCGCCGGTTGCCGGTCAAGTCCGTAAGGTAGTGGTCCTCATTGGTTGTCCCGATAAAGATGACTTGTCGCGGGTAATCACGCGGACGACGGTCAAAGCTTGCGCGGAATCGGTCCTTTTGAGAACTGGCGAACTGTTTGACCTTGGTCACCTCAGCCTTGCTGAAGCTGTCCAGCTCGCCAATCTCATAGACCCACACGCCTTGCAGGTTTTGGTACGCATCCTTGTCGCCCAGCACCAGGCCCGTATCTGCGAACCAGTC